TCATTTATCATTTACCAACAAAAGGAGGTCAGTATTATGATTTTATGAAAAATTTAACAGCAACAGGTTCATTACTGTTACTTTCTACATTCTTTGAATAAATTTCCCATGTAATATTATATGGATTATAAATTAATTATCTTAACATTTATTGTCACCGCTTTATGGGACGTTGTATTGCGTTTTATGTCTTTGAACTATGAAAAACTACCCAAATATTTCCAAATGGACTTTGTTGAGTATCTAAATCCGTATTTTAAGCAACATACTATGTTAGCTGCTGCGTTAATCGCAGGATTTGTAGGAGCAACTACTCAGCCTATTATTCTATCTATTATGGATTTTCCCAAAAGTATTTTTGATTTTGGGTATGTTAGTAAATTTATGGTGTTATCGTTTATAATTAGTGCGTTATATGGGTTCATAATGAAATGGAGTAATTTATTTCCCCATTTAGTTACTCATTACTACGATAAATTAGGAGTAGCAAGAAGTATGTATACGGATGGTGTGTCTGGATTAGTCGTCCAAACTACATTATTGGGTCTTTACTATTTATTCAATATATCAAGAATGTAAAATAATAATTTTATTGAGAAGTTATTATTTTATTCTGATTTATACATTTTCAACATTTTTTCCTTTTGTAAATAATAATCAACAACTGGCTTTGGATATTTGATATCTTTGTATTTCGAATCACTATAGGTTTCATTCCACTTATGAATATCGCGTGAATCCACTGTTTCCAATTCAGGTACCCACTTTTTAATGTATTCAGCATCAACATCAAATTTAGAACTTTGTATCCAAGGATTCATATCACGAAAATAGGGTTTCATATCAACACCGGTTCCACTAATACCTTGCCAATTACCATTATTAGAAGCAATATCATAATCAGTTAATTGTTGTGCGAAATATTGTTCTCCAACTCGCCAATCAATTAATAAAGTTTTAATTAAAAAGCTTGCGGTTGTCATTCGCCCTCTGTTATGCATATAACCCGTTGTATTCATTTCACGCATACAAGCATCAACTAATGGGAATCCAGTCATGCCATTTTTCCATTTCTCAATATTTATTTTACTTTGACTCCAGTTTAAAGAACGGTATTTTGGTTGATATGATTGACCTACTACTTCGGGATAACAATACAACACGTGAGCGAAAAATTCTCTCCATATAAGTTCTCGTATTAAACCGTGATTCAATCCAAATTTCTTTTTGAATGCATGATATACTTCACGAATAGATAAACATCCAAATTTGATGTATGCCGATAAATGGGTTGTTTTATAAGTAAAGAAATCTCTTGATGAATCATATTCTACTTGAGCTCGTAAAGCATTTTTTAATTTTTCTTGTGCTTGCGTTCTACCACCATGAACTAAGATATGGTTATTCGGTTTTACAAATTTATTCATGGCTTCTTTTAGAGTTATTACATACTTTAACTTTTTACTTGTTATCGAGAATGGAAATGAAGTAATATTTATCGGTTTTGAAACTGTATTATTTAAAACCGTATTGTAGAAAGGAGTATATTTTTTATACGCATTTTTTGAACTTTCAACTAAGACTGTTCCCGGTTCATATAAATAATAGTCTGGATGAGTAATACATTTTACATCTAACTTGTTACATAGCATTTTGGTTTCATCATCACGTTGTATAGCATATGGACTATAATCATCATTAAAAAATACGTGTGTAATATTAAGCTCACTAATAAGGTGTTTTAATATGACAGTTTGTTTACCATAATAACATGATAATTCACCTCCATTTGTCTTAATTGTATCATTCAAATCTTGTAAACTCTCAATCATAAATTGAACTGAATTGTTTGACTTGTATGAATTGACATTGGTTACTTGTTCTGGTGTGAATATAAAACAAGTGTATAATTTATCGCATATAAATCCAGAATTATTTAACGCAATATTATCTGAAATACGAAAGTCGCGATGAAATATAAATAACCCTCGTGTATTTATTGGCATAGTTAAAATATATATATATATTTATGTAATCTTTATTATTTATTATTGAAGTATATAAAAATATATCATTAATATTATTAAAATGGATTTTATTACAAACGTATATACTATGTTGAGTGTTATACTATTTACAAATGTTGAATATTTGGTTCAATCTACAAACATGATGATAAATGAAATGCGAAATATTGATTACACCACATTTTTAACCAAAGGTTTTCTTATATTTGTAGATATGAAGATACGAGTGACTAAAACTGGTAATTATTTATATAATAATTTTGACATTGTAAAAAATACAGTTGATACATCATCATATAACTTAGATAAATTAACAGCAAATTATAATAATTATCGTATTGAACCATTTGATAACAACTGGGTATGTATATCAATATTGTTAAAGAATGATGAAAATCTATTTACAGGTAATAAACAAATATATTTAGAAAATTATCAACATATTAAATCACATACCACTCCAGATGTAAGTAAAATTGAGTATTATAATAATTGTCTGTCTTATTTTGGAAAAATAGCAACATCAATTGCCAAATCTGATAATAATGTAATTGAAACAATGGTTACTATGAAATTGGATGATGGAACAACGAATCATTCATTTAATAAAACTACTGAGGAACCTACCTATTCTAATACACGTTCAAAAGCCTCTTTTTTAACCATCGAATATACTCATCCGAAAATGCCAAACCGAATCATTATGGGATTAGAAAAAGAATTATATTTTACTAACAATGTAATATTATCTCCTCTATTTATCAAGAGATTTTTGGAATATCAACCCGAAAAATTCATATTTGATGAAAATTATACCATTAATTTGATGGACAATAATGTAAATATGATTACACTTACCTATTCTCAATCCATTTTATTATCAGAAGATTCCTATAAAGTTATAAAAAATGAATAACTATAACCAAAAAAATATAAAGATTTTTCTCTTAGTATATTACGGGCGTAAAGTATGGATACAGTGAGTATTCAATCCCACCAACATATGTTGAATGGTAAATGGAGTTTATATTACCATTTACCACAAGACAAAAACTGGGATGTATCAAGCTATTCAATAATTATGGATAAGATTGATAATGCCGAAAAAGTTATTTCATTAAATGAGACTATTCATGATAATGTATTAAAGAATTGTATGTTGTTTGTAATGCGGGAAGGTATTACGCCCATGTGGGAAGACCCACGTAATCGACACGGTGGTTGTTTTTCATATAAAATATCAAACCGATGTGTTCCTGAAGTATGGAAAAAATTATTTTATATGATAGCAGGAGAAACATTATGTAAAGATATTTCGCACAGTAAGCATATAAATGGAATCACCGTTTCACCTAAAAAAAACTTTTGTATCATAAAGATTTGGTTAGATGTATCTACATTACAAGACCCGAGTATTATTTCAACCATACCTAATCTCCAACAACAAGGATGTCTATTTAAGAAACATGAACCAGAATTTTAGATGTAAAATTGATAATATTTGTTATTGTTTATGAGTAAATAAACAATAATCATGAAGACGATTAGTAGATATATTTCAGCTTTAGGAGACGATATAGAATATATTATAGGACAGCACGCAAGTGATAACTTTGAAATAATCGATAATTCAAAAGAAGACGATATATGGTTTCACATTAACAATGAATCCTCAGGACATGTTATTGCGATTATACCAGATAATATAACATTTTCAAAAAAACAACTTCGTCAAATAATAACACAAGGAGCTCTTGTATGTAAAGAAAATTCAAAATATAAATCACAACGAAATTTGGAAGTAGTGTATGCTTATGTTAAAAATGTAGAAAAAACAAATATAGCTGGTAAAGTTATGATTACAAATTCGAAAATAATCTCTGTATAAATTGTTTTGTGAATCCAATATATAGAATGTCCGAACAAGAAAACGATAACCTTATTGAAAGTAACAATACAGTTACTACCATATCTCACCATACAATGTTAGACTTATTACGAGCAACATTATTAGTTTACAATTATGGAAAAAATTTTAAAGTACAAAATAAAGATGACACAATAGAAGAGTTTGTATCTGAATTAAAAGAGGAACATGCGTTAGAAAAAATAGAAATGAATTCAGTAAAAAAGAATGTGTTAGTGGAGATTTCTGAAAATGTGCCTACTGGAAAATTACATAAATTTATAAATGATCCAGACACAGACATTCAAGTAGGGATTGCTATCAGTGAAGGGAAAAAAAGAATAACAGTTGTATTTCGCGGTAGCGAATCAATGTCAGATTGGTATTATGATTTAATGGTATTCAAACACAAATTAAAAGATGATATTTGCGTACATAGTGGGTTTTATACACAACTTACAACTAACTCTGTATACGATGAATTAGTAGAAAATATTAAAACAATTTTAAAAGAACATCCTGATTTTGATATTTATGTCACAGGACATAGTTTAGGTGGAGCGCTATCCACCTTATTTGGATATATGTTAGCCAATACTGTAGAAAATAATGTAAATGTAGTTTCTTTTGCAAGTCCACGGGTAGGTAATTACGCATGGAAAAAGTCATTTGAAGAGACTAACAACCTAATCCATTATCGTATAACAAATAAACGTGATATCGTAACAGCTTTTCCTATATATAAATATTATCATGTTGGTACAAATATACAATTATCAGATGAAAAATATAAAATTTATAAAGACAGTAGTGAAAAGAGGTGGTACGCAGAAACATTTTTTACTTGTTGGAGTGCTTCCGAACACAATTGTGAATTATATTATACACGAATGAATGATAATACATGGTAAATCAATATAAATAATAGTTATTATATTATTTATACAATGGTGAAATATTTAGTTGGGATTTTATGCTCGAGCAATATTCGTTTATTACGAGAAACTGTGAATAGTGTAATCAACCAAATCAATTTTGACGATTACCATATTTTTATTGTCGTGAATACTTTGGACGAAGTTTTTTATCAAGATGTTATACGTGAATTTGGATATAACAACCACAAAAAACTCAAAAAGATAATCAGAACAGAATCAAATGGTTCTCCCGGAAAAGGACATAATTCAGTATTGGAAATATTTTATAATAATCACAATTACGAAAACCTAATTAAAGTAGATGGTGATGATTTTTTATTTCCATATGCGATTGAAAGAATCGACAATATACAAACGGAAGAAAAAAGCGATGTAATAACATTAGTAGGGAACTGTAGCGTAAGTAATACTATATTTAAATACAACAAACAAAGAAAAATAGACCCAGATACCGATATGTATTGTCGGGATTATAATATACAGTTGGGATTTCATATTCAAGAAGTAAACAATATACGACAAATAGATGATGGTTTTGATACACTGACAATAACACCATTACGTTTACTATGTGTTAATCGTAAAATATTATCAAAATACATGAAATTATATAACGATGAGATGTATAAAGGGGTAGATATAGAGTATTGTGTTATTTTTTATAAAGAACTGCGTAATCCTGATTATAAGATAACTCATTTAAGTGACTCATATATTTATTTATACAATGGTATTAATGATGATAGTGTAACCAAACATCATGATAATAATATAGGTGTTTTTAATCATGATAAAAATATTAGAGATAACCTTTTGAAAAAATATGATTTGACTGACTATAAAATTAGTAATATCAACATTACGGTATACCAAGATAAGATAAAGGATAATGCGAATCCTGGAATAATCGATAATTTCTACGATAAAACGTTATTCTCACTTATACTAATAGATAATCAATATATCCGCCACTAATAATATAAATATAGATGATTATACTATTTATATTATGGTAAAATATTTGGTTGGTATTTTATGTTCGAGTAACGTAAGATTATTAAAGGAATCATGTTTGAGTGTTCTCAACCAAATTGGATATGATGACTATGAAATTATGATTATAGTAAATACATTGAACGAAGAGTTTTATCAAGATGTTATGTACGAATTTGGTAAGAATAATTATACGAAATTGAGAAAAATCATAAGAACGGAGTCAAATGGTTCTCCAGGTAAAGGTCACAATTCGGTATTAAAAACATTTTACAGGAATTATCGTTATGATAATTTAATTATGTTAGATGGTGATGATTTCCTATTTCCAAATGCTATACAGAGAATAAATAATGTTCTTATAACTGAAAATAGCGATGTTATTTCATTATATGGAAACACGAAGATTATAATGGATACTGCTAACTATCATAAATTAAAGGGTGACTCCCACAGTTCAAATAGTACATATAATTTACAATTCTATTATAACGTAGAAGAATGTAAAAATATAAATAGTTTGAATGACGAATTTAACACGACACTTGCAACCCCGGGTAGATTAATATGTATTAACCGAAAATTCTTATCCAAATATATCCAGTTATATGACGAACGAATGTATATTTATGACGATTTTATGACAACAGTTCTACTTTATAAAGAGGATAATAATCCAGCATTTACTATTACCCATATTTCAGATCCATATATATACCTATATAATGCTGTAAATGAAGAAAGTGTGTCATACAAATATACGAGTACAGGTGAAAATGATTATTATAAAAATGATAATAAGTACAAACTTGATTTAATTCAAACCCACCTAAATAAGTATAACATTACAGATACTATTATTAAACCTTATTCTACGATTGTAAACGACACGATTAATATTCAAGATATGCATAATTTTCACAAACAAATGATTTTAAAACTACATACGACACTTCCAATTCTATTACCTAAGAAAAAAGTGTTATTTATTGATTATTCGGAATGGGATTATGATACCATAAATAAACGTGCTTTGGGAGGAACTGAAGCCGCCGTGTACAATCTATCAAATGTATTATCTAAAAAATATGATGTTAGTGTTATGACCCGAACAGAAACACATATGATTATTCATGAAAATCTACAATATTACCCATTAAATGTTGATTCTATCAAAACAATCGTTCCTGATATTATTATTTTTCAGGGACAATGCCCATTAAGTAAGGAAATCTTAACAAGTATTAATCCAAATATTCTATTATGGAATTTAATGGAACATGACATAAATGTAGCCTTTATAACAAATGAGGTGGTTCAATATCCATTCGATAAATACATTTTTGTAAGTAATTGGCAAAAGAACCGATTTATACAACAATACAGACTCGACCATAATAAATGTATTACAATGCAAAATGGTATATCTCCATTGATTAAATTAGACGAATTAAAGTTCATAGAAAAAGAAAAAACGATGATTTATTATAGTACTCCTTTTCGTGGGTTAATTGTAGCATATCACCTATTCCAATTAGTAAAGAAACATATACCTGATATTAAATTAAAGGTTTTTTCCTGTTTTTCGCGTGAAGTGGAGAAAAACAAAACAGAATATATGCCAATTACAGATATTAATGAAGTAAATCATACCGAAATGGATAGATATTATCATCAAATATACCAATTGTTAATAGATGACCCAAATATTGATTTTTACGGTTCTGTACCTCAATCCGTTTTGTTTAATCATATTAAATCATCAATGGTATTGTTTTATCCAAATACATATGCCGAAACATGTTGTACTTCTATATTGGAAGCAATGGCTTATCGGTGTAATGTAATGTCTTCTGAATTAGGTGCTATACCAGAAACATCAAATGGGTTTGCTAACTTATATAATCCTCACCTTGATGTTCTACATGAAGAAGTAGTTGCTGATGATTTTATCAAAAATCCAGTTCAAATTGAAAAAATCCCAGAAAGTTATATACGACAATTTGTAACAAAGACAATAAATGTAATTCATAATTATTATAGTGAATATAATCAAAAATTACTGACAAACCAACAGGATTATATAGAGAACTGTACATGGGAAAAACGTGCTGAAATCATTGAAAAGCATATACACTCTGTGTAAATAACTAAGTATGTCATGAATGATACATAGTTATTAGCATTTTTTGAAATATTCAATCGTTTTTGTTATACCATCTATTAGATTATATTCTGGATTCCAATTTAAAATGGATTGAGCTTTTTGAATATCTGGTTTACGATTGGTTGGGTCATCTGATGGTAACGGACAAAATACCAATTGTGATTCAGATGTGGTTAATTTAATAATAACATCTGCCAATTCTTTCACGGTTAATTCATATGGGTTTCCAATATTAACAGGATATACATAATCTGAATTCATTAGCTTGATTAACCCGTTCATTTGGTCTTCAATATAACAAAAACTACGCGTTTGGCTACCATCACCATATAAGGTAATATTTTCATTATTTAATGCTTGATTTATAAAATTGGATACAACTCTACCGTCATCTTTATCCATCTTTGGACCATATGTATTAAAAATACGGACAATGCGAATATCTACATTGTATTGTTTGTGATAATCCATCATGAGTGTTTCTGCTACTCGTTTTCCTTCATCATAACAGCTACGAATACCGATTGTATTCACATTACCTCGGTAGTCTTCGTGTTGTGGGGTTATTTCAGGTTCACCATATACTTCTGATGTAGATGATTGCAGTAAAGTTGCGTTATGTTCTTTTGCTAAATCTAATAAATTTAATATGCCTTGAAAATTCACTTTTAATGTATAAATAGGGTCTATTTGGTATTTTGGTGGAGAAGCCGGGCATGCAAAATTGTATATTTGGTCTATTTTGTGTTCGGGTATAAATAATGGGTTAATTATGTCATGGTTTATAAATTTAAAGTTTGGATTTTCAGACAAATGCGAGATGTTATTTAAATTCCCGGTATACAGGTTATCTATACATATCACATAATTGCCATCATTTAATAATCGTTCGCACATATTAGAACCAATAAATCCAGCACCACCAGTTACTATAATAGTTTTCATATAAAGTGTACACTTGTTATTTTTTGATGGTTATTCCGTAAATTTGAATAATATAATTTTGTATATTATTCAACACATAAAACTTATAATGGAGGCAAATTCGCCAAACACAATTTAATGCTACCAAGTGAGGCTACATCATATTTAATAATAAGGGGTAGGTCATTACCAAGATACATTTCAAGATGACTACATAAAGGAGTACATTTAATAAAATGAGACAAACTCTTCAATGAAAATTCGCCTTGGTAAATAACAGAATCGTCCGACTTCTGAATGAAATTCATATTGTCCTTTGACTCTGACCTAAAAATACGGGAACTCGCAAAACTTCCTTCACATGAAAATACTAAATCACTGCCTACAGATTTGATTTCAATACGGTCCGAAATACTATTTAGGTCACGAATAATTTTTTGAAAATCTGAAGTAGGTAAGTTGATAATGGTAGAATATTCAACGTTAGGAATAAACAATTCATCTGTGTCGGGTTCAATTAAACGCAGCTTCTGACTGTAACATTGTTTAATATCTCCATTATCATATTGAAGACCCAAGTGTGATACTATACCATCATGATAATCTGCTTTATCAATATACATCGATAATGTATCATCATTAGACATGGTTGATATCACTTTGAATAAGTGTAGAGTGTTCGCACATACAATAATTTTATCAGGTTGACAATCATATGTCTCAAATTTACTCGCATCTAATAATACATTCACTAAAATAGTATGTGTTTTATCAAAATTTATTATTTTCATACCATCTTTAGTAAATGTGATTGTAGCATCAGTTAAAATGTCTTTGATAGCAGTAATCATATTTCGTATAGGCTGAATTTGAACGGTTTTTATAGTTAATACATTGTTTTCTTCATTCATAATACTATTAATATAATTAGTACAATGCGTTTGTTTTTATATTTTATTTGTATTATATCTATTTTTTAGAATGTTTCTTTACAGTGTATTTTTGACATTTCCCTTTTTTACGACATGTTTTCGTTGCGAGTTTAAGAGCTTTACTGTTCGGTTTACATCCAGAATGTAATAAATGATAATCGACTACACTTGCGTTTCCACCCGTAATAGTACTTGCTAATCTTGCAATTCCCCAAGAATCGGGAGTTTGATTGGGACGAGACCCCCCTGAATAATATGCGGCACGTCCTTTATTTACAATAGAAATAAGCGTATTTGTAGAACAACCAGTTTTTATAGCAAGCTTTCTTGATGGTTTGACAGTTGAAACACCATACAGTTTTTTAGCAGTTTTTACATGATTTGAAGGTTTTGACTTGTATGAGCGAACTGTTGGACGTGTGTAATATTTACCCTTTGTATAGAGTTTCCGCGATTTTAATATATTCTGTCGTTGTTTTTTCTTATCTTTATTAGTTAAAGTGGTTGGTATATAACGTTTTGGAATATACATTCTGTTACAATAGATTTAGAAAAAATATACTATAGGTATATATAAGTATGGCCACTCCTATCCCTCTAAATAGTGAAAACTACACACAGTTAAATGAGTCTGTTATTAACATTCTCAAAGGCGGTAAACGTCCATTAATCTCAATATTCACAAATGCTGACGGTACAGTATATGCTGTAGATTCTCATGGAGAACTTAAAGAACGTGAAGTATTAAGTGCGAGTTTTACTGCGTCATACCAAGATAAAGACGGAATAATGACAAACCCTTTTGTTGTTGTTAAGTTTAAAGATGGTGAAGGTATGGTAGATGCCAGATTCATCGATTACTTTACATCTGTTGATTACGTAGAAGATCACTGGTATGTATTATCAGAAGGTACAATTACACGTAAAACTTTCTAATTACTATTATTAATATTGTATTTTTATAATCACTATATTAATTTACAACGTGATATATGCAGTACATTTAGGTTATTATATATTTTTACTATATAATATGCCAAAACAATATTATTCTTTTGACGAATATTCAATAGATGATTCCGATGACGACCACTATTCATATGTGTCAGAAAAAAACGAAAAGCCATCTACATCATGTAGATGTCGCAAATGCAATAAACCCAAAAAATGTAAACCAGTTAAAGAGTGTTACTCATGTAGACCACATGACAAATGTCACAAAAAATCAAGTAAATGTAAATCAAGTAAATGTTATAATAACGAAGAAAAATGTATTATCATTAAAATTAGACCTTGTAAATAATAGTAATAGAATCTATTATTATGATACGCATTAGTATAACTTGTAATTATTATTGTAATTCACAAAGCACATATGCTACCTATTAAATATTTAGAATAAAGTATATTAAGCATATATATATATACAATATGGCGAGTTGTGGTGATTCATATTGTACGTGCGATGATAGTTCTCATACAGAATGTAACTATTGTTATTCAAGAAAGAAACGCAATAATGGATGTAAAAAAGTAGTAAAGGTGGGTAAATATGGTCGTGATGGAAAAGACGGAAAAGATGGTGAAGACGGGAAAGATGGTAGACCAGGTCGTGACGGTTGTGATGGTGAAGACGGACATGACGGATGTGATGGTCGTGATGGTATAGATGGTCGTGATGGAAAGGATGGAAAAGATGGGGAAGATGGACGTGATGGACGTGATGGTAAAGATGGATGTGACGGTATTGATGGTATTGACGGAAAAGATGGACGCGATGGAAAAGATGGAAAAGATGGTGAAGATGGAAAAGATGGTTGCAATGGACGGGATGGGTGTGACGGTGATATGGGACCTACTGGACCTCGTGGAGAAGAAGGTGATGAAGGACCGGTTGGTCCAACTGGTTCAAGAGGACGAGATGGTTGTGATGGGCGAGATGGATGCGACGGACATGATGGCGAAAAAGGTCCTACCGGACATGATGGTGAAACTGGTCCTACTGGTGATAAAGGCGATACTGGTCCTACAGGTCATTGTGGTGAACCTGGTTGTGATGGTGATAAAGGAGATACTGGTCCAACAGGAGAAACCGGTGAAACTGGCCCTACTGGTGATAAAGGTGATACTGGACCTACCGGTCATTGCGGTGAACCCGGTTGTGATGGTCCAACAGGAGAAAAAGGGGATACTGGTTCTACTGGTCCAACCGGAGAGAAAGGTGATGATGGAGAAATTGGTCCAACTGGACCAAAAGGTGATACTGGTCCAACTGGTGAGAATGGTGAAACTGGGTCAATTGGTCCAACTGGTGAGAATGGTGAACCTGGACCTACCGGAGATGTGGGTCCTACCGGAGAAAAGGGAGATGTGGGTCCTACCGGCCCAAGTTTTGCTTCTAATTTTGCTGACTTTTACGGTCAAATGAGCCAAGACGGTATAAATGATAATCCCGACGATATTGGTCCAGGTGAATCTGTAAATTTTCCAAGTCCATTGGTTAATCCATTTGGTATAATACAACGTAAAGAAGGTACCAGTCCAAACGAGTTCACATTGCCTCCAGATTGTATTTTTGAAATCACATTCCAAGTAACAACTGATAATACCGGTGAATTAATAGTTGTATTGAATGGCAATGAGCTCGTCCAAACCGTAGTAGGTGTATCTGGTGGAGGACCATTAGTTGGTATGTCAATTATTACTACTCCAAGTGGATCAGAATCTATATTAAGTATTAATAATCCGGTGGGTTCACCGCCCGGTGGATTAAAAATAGATGAATCATCTGGTTCATTAGTACAACCTTTAACCTGTCATTTAATAATAAAAAAGATAGGATTTTAGTTTGATTAGCTCATATTATATTTTTAAATATGTAAAATATAATACTATGTGGTATTACTCCACAATTTTAAATTGCCCGTTTTCCTTTACCAGTTTACCTTTACGTTTAGGTTCTATATTCGGGTTAATCAATGCGTCGTTATAACTATTGTAATCATATAATTCCATTGTATCCTTTTTCAATACATAATCTTGTCCTTGGATATTCACTTTTTGTACGTCCCATTGAATTCGTGCTACATCCAATCCTTCTTTCTGCATTTTATCCATTTCAAATGAAGGGTATGATGAATATACATTAGATTCTATTTTACCATATCCATAACATACCATTGGATTTTCATTTGATTTTGCGGTTCTGGCATAAATGTTACAATCTATAGCGGTTTCTTTTACTGCTTGTAATATTTGATTATTAATACGTTGTTTTATACTTGCTATTTCGTATAATGTTTCATCTGTTGTAACTGGAGTAGCTTTATCTATACGACTTACATCACGGATTCGGATTTCAATGTTTTTATCGTCAGTTTTCTGCTCTTTACTGAATGTAGTTACATATAAAAAGACTTGAACGGTACGTAGCTCTTCTGGTAAATCCTGATGACTACAAATACGACGAGCACGCCCGACAACTTGGTCGGGACGAACCATATGCCAGTATGGCTCTACAATATGGACGTAACGAGTGTTCTTTAAATTAATACCTTCAGCACCAGATGAAGTAATCATAAAGATTTTAATCACATCACCATACATATTATTTTCGTGTTGTTCTCTTAATTTATTAGCAATATTTACTGGAACAAGGTCCCAAGCACCATTATATACATTACGTATTATTTCCCTTTCATCTGGAGTTTCCGTACCTGTGTATAAAACAAATTTTGGTTTTCCTGAGTCTTTCTCATCCTCTACTATTTCCCAATCATCTGCTGATTTTTTAATTTTGAATTCCGCAAATCCATTTGCTAACAAAATTAGACGAAGAATTCCTATACCTTCCATGGTTCTAAAATGACTATAAATAAGATGTGACCCGATATTGTCAGGATTTGTTAGGTTCTCTAATATTTGTAAAAACTTAGGACTTGATTGTTGTAACATATCACCAGTCAAATATTTATGATTACCGGTATCACTATCAAGTGTATTTAATTTTGTAAGGGCAGTTTCTATACGTTTCGCATAATTTTCAATGTCTATTTTTGATCCTTCATCAATTTCGTCATCAACATTCGCATATGGGTCTGCTTCTTGTATAGAGTCATTGGGTAATGCGTCCATATCATTTTCATCCATTTTGTCAATATTCTTTGTAGGAATAGGACGTTCAATTTCATCCGGAAAAACGAAATTACAAGCTGCTCGTGAAAAAATACGGTAAGTAGATGAAATAGTAAATAAATCTTCCTTGTCTTGTTGCTTTTTTCTATGTTTTTTTGCTGCCTTTTCTCTATCTGCTTCTTCTTTACGGATTTTGGTGTAAACTCCAAATTGATGGTCGGTCATTTCGTTGTAAACAATATGATAATTATCACCATTTTCGGTGGTAACAAAGGAAGGTAGTAAGTTTTCTTGTGCACTTCTAAAATAAGAAGTTAATCCTAATATACGTCTTTGAAATAAATTAACATTTTGTGCCTGTTCTGTATCACTATTTACAAATATTTTTAAGAAATCATCCTTTATATCAGGTAAACATTTATTCATCGCTAATTCAATTGTTTTTTCTTGAACGTCCAATCCATTTTTTTTTAATATTTGTAAAACCTTATTCACAAAATCCGCATCATTTATATTACCACTATCGTCTAATTTTACTCCATCATATCTTTGGAAACTTTCTCCTTGAGCACCACCTTTAATTTTACGTGTTTTTGTCTTGTCTGTTACAACCCGTTTTTGTGTTCCTTTTAAAGCACCTCTTTTCTTAGTATTGACAAATCCAAAAGGGTTTCGTGTAATTGTTAACTTATTACCACTGTATTCTACAAAATCGTGGGTTTTCAATCCAGCTTTATCAAACATATCTAAAATCGCATTGGTGTCTACTTTTTGAGAAGTCTGAACGTTAACCGTCATATTCCATGTCTTTATGTATCCGCGTAGTATATTGTATAAAATACCGATTTCATTTGTATAATTAATAATAGGGGTTCCGGACAATAATACGATTCTCACATTTGTAGCTTTCATTAAGTAATCATACAGAATATAGGAAATAGATTTTTTTTGTTTGATTTTATTCACAATTCTGCTTACAAAATTATGAGCTTCATCAATAACTACTACTGAATTATCAAAAGGGTTACGGGTTTGATTATCGGTCAACTTATTTAATATATTCATATTTAACCCATTGTAATTTATATCCTTGTATTTTGAACGGATCATTTCATTCAACTGTAAATCAACAGATGTTTTTTCATCAGAAGATAATTCAGAAAAATTAGGTTCTTTGTTTATATTTACTAACCAAGCACCCTTATTTTTGCGGACATAATCAATTGGTAATGACAAAGCCTTTGATAATACGGTCAAATATTCAGGATTACCTTCTATTGAAATAAATTCCCAATATTGATTCTTTTTATATAAATCATCACCACATTTCTTCATCTCACTAAAAAAATTCATCTTTAATGATGCTGGAGTAAGTACAAACACTTGTTTATTGCTTTTCATACCTTCTGCTATAGCGATAGAAGTACAGGTTTTACCGGATCCAAGACCATGATATAAAAGTAATCCACGATAAGGAGTGTATAGATTTAAATAATCTCTTACTATACGTTGATGGGTAAGTAATGAAAACTCTTCAGAAGCACCTCTATTATCACAACTAACGGAGTCGTCCGAATTAAGTAATTCTTGTTCTCTTGGTTGGAGTATTTTGTTTAGTTTTTGAATAAATAATTTGCGATTATTCATATAATATGGGGGAGCAATAATAATATTTTTCTCACGCTGTTTTGGTAATCTATCAGCTACTTTTTGAGTACGAATAACTGCGGTTGTTAAGTCAACTTCGGGTAGTTCTTCTGCTGGTTCTATTGCGTTTTTCTTTGGTTTTCTTCCACGTTTTTTAGGTTCGTCAATAATTTCATCTACTTTCTCTTCCTGTACTTCTTCTACTAATTTAGCTGGTTCTTCTAATTCAGTTAACTGTGTAATTTCCTGTAATTCTTCTTCCTGAACTTCAATTATCTCTTTTGGAGAAGGAATATCAAATATTTCTTCATCTGATTCTTCTTCACCCTTTTCCTCTTCAAATGGAACATCCTCTGATATTACAATATCAGTACTTAATTTACTTACTGATTGATTATCTATTAATACTGGCTCTGGTAAATCTTTTGGAACATACAAATTTCTATTAATATCACTTGGACGTGGTTTTACAGCAAAAACGTCTTGTTTGTGTAACTTATCAAGAATGATATCACGATTTACAGTAGAACTACGTCGTTTATCTAAAATAGTAAATGGTTTCGACTTCACCGATTCGTCTTCAATAAGTTTTTCAATATTTTCTACAGAATTAGAATCATTTATTTGTTGTCTATCATTAAACCTTATTTTTACTCCGGTTTGTGTAGTTGGCATTACCTTGGTTTGTAATAGTTCTAAATATGTATTTGGAATATTCATCGCCGTATAATATGTATATAGTAACAATACAAATTATATTTATTTTGTTTTTGTCAATCAAAGTAAATATTAAAAATTGTTTAATTTACGAATAGCATCTTCACATGAGATTTGTTCTGCTTTTTTCTTTATTTTATGGATACCTTCACCCATAAACACGAAAATACGATTGTATTGGGACATATATTGATGTATATCTGTATATTTATGAAATTCAGTGATTGAGATGGATTGTTCTGGTTTTACACTATGAATAGGCTGACCTAAGCATAAATAGACCCCCATATGATATCCTATATCTGGATCATGTTCCCTTACTTCCATATAATGTGGAGTTACTTTAAACTCTTTCTGAATTTTGACTTGTAAAATATTCTTGTAATTATCATCATTCTTAATTAAACTTATCCAGTCTACATGCTTTTCAAACACACTTTCTACGAACACTTGGACCATTTGAAACCCAGGACCTGTTGCGAATACGTCTCTAAACCAATTCTCATCATCGTTAACTGATATTTTGTTAAAATCTAAAAACATAGCCCCAATAAATGATTCAAATAAACAACCCAGTTTTTTTAGATTTGTTCGCGTTTGCTTTGTTTCAGCATGTTTAGATAAAATTAACCATTTATGTAATCCCATCTCATATGCTATTTTTCCGATTGCTTCGTTCTTTACAAGGGCAATCTTTTTTTCAGTCATAAACCCCTCGTTCTCTTTTGGGAAACGTTTATATAAATAATATTTGGTAATACATTCCAATACACCATCACCTACAAACTCTAATCGTTCGTTTGATTTAGTATATAAAGGTAAGCAATCTTCTGGTTGGGGAACAATTGTAATATTATTGTATTCATTTTCAATATCAGGTCGTTTAATATACGAACGATGTACGAAAGCACGTTTATATAACATCGAATTATAAATATTCGCGTTTATTCCATAGTTAGATAGTACTCCTTTTATTTCGTCTTCAGTAATTACTTTATTTAATGGATTATATGGGTCAAATATGTATGATTCTACACCGTTTATGTTTTTTTCAATTCGGATATCTTCGTCGGTATTCATTTTATTCTTATCTGGTAATAAAATGAATGTTATAACATAGTACATATGAATCAGTTTATATGGTTTTACTATAATATATATGCGTGTAATAAAATATTTAGTAAATATATAAAATATGGTATTAAGTGGTTCTAAAAGAACAACATACGTGTCAAGTATTGTGAATCAAAATTCAGGCGGAGGACCCAAAAAAGCTGGCCTTCCCTATCAAATTGGTCGTGAAGCATCTGTTAGTGTTGCATTAAGACAAACCTCTCAAAAATTAGTGTTCTTACAAGGTCCAAAGACTATGTTAAAGCAAAAACTTATGATAGCTAATTATTACTTAGTTAAAGCTACTGCTATTAAGACCGCTGCTGATGCTTTAGTTACTGCTACCACTGCGTCAGGTACTGCTCCGGGCGCACCTCAGGCTGATATAGATGCTTACAATGCGGCTGTTGCAGCAGCATCAATCGCAGCAACTAATGTTAATACAGAACAAGGTAAGGTAACTACCGCTCAATCAAATCTTGATGCATATACCGCTGCTGTATAAATAATCGGATGCGTTTATCGTATATTTAATAAATAACAAATAAAAATATTTAGTAAATATATAATTATGGTATTAAGTGCTACTAAAAGAGTGTCGGCTACGGCCAGTATAACTAATCAAAATTCTCAAGGTGGAAGTAAGAAAGCCGGTCTCCCACAACAAGTTGGAAAAGACGCATACGCAGCAATCCACATTGGTGGAGCATCTGCTTTAGGCGTTCGTTTCGCAAGTTACGGATTAAAGAAGGTTAAGGATACTGCTAACCCCAATGTTAAGGTATCTCGTCCTATTGGTGTCAGCCCAATGGTCTGGCGTTAAATAATACTTTTTAAAACAATATAATAATTCTTATACACTTATTATATTCTTATCATGAAAATAATTGTTGATGAACGCGAACGCGCATTATACGATAGATTAGACGCAAGACTTAGTAGTTTAAAAACTCCATCATTTGCTATTTTAGAGAAACGTGTACTTCCTCTTGGGGATATACTTATTGAAACAGATGAAGGCAAAAAGGTTATGTTAATCGAGCGTAAAACCTATACAGATTTATTAGCATCTATTAAAGATGGTAGATATGAAGAACAGTCATATAGATTAATACATTCATCTGGATATCCACTGCATTCTGTTGTATATTTATTAGAAGGTTTCTTTTCTCAATTGAGAACTCCACTCGAAAAGAAAATAGTATATTCCGCAATGACATCTTTACATTTTTTCAAAGGGTTTAGTTTACATAAAACGTCAACAGTTGATGAAACCGCAGAATGGTTAATTTTTACAGCTGATAAGATAGAACGAGAATTTGGCAAAGGACGTATTCCATACTACTTAACACAAACATTTGCCGGAACGTTACGTCTCAGAGACCAAGAAGATACAAATGATACACCCAAAGAAGAACCGAGCGGTAGTAATTATTGTTCTGTAGTAAAGAAGGTAAAGAAAGAAAACGTTACGCCCGAGAACATTGGTGAAATTGTATTATGTCAGATTCCAGGCATTAGTTCGATAACCGCTATGGCTATTATGAGTCATTTTACATCTTTCAACCATTTCATACAAGAGTTACAATCCAATCCACACTGTATTGATACATTCACCGCAACTTCCAACGGAAAAGTTCGTAAAATTAGTAAATCTTCCCTGGAAAATATACGGCAATATTTATTGTATACTAAACCAGTAACTGAAATGGAAGCGGTTACTTCAACAGACTAATTGTATGTTTATGTTCTCTATGAAAACATACAATTAAAGAATATCGATTGGTTTCTCTACATTAGATGGCAATTCATGAACGAGTGATGTATTTACAGTTCTACCAAATATGGGTTTTGTAATTTCTCTATCTTCATATTTACCCGATTTTACTGCCTTTCTGGTATATTCTACACCTCCCCAGTTAGGGTCCATTGGATTATCACTATTATTTGATTGTTTAGTAGAATCATGTACGGCGTCTAAATTGGTATAAATGCCTACATATTGACCTTCTGGGTCAAACCCGGGGTAATTGTTCTCATTATATGGGAAGTTTGTACGATTCGCATCTGATATTTCAACTACTTCAGAAGTTGTGGTAGGTAATCCACCTTGCATGTCAAATGGACTTGGACGCATACGATAAACGTTCTCACCTTGTGTATTCACTTCTTCTTGTAAATATAAAATAGGGCAATTGATTCCGTTCTTTTCTTGAATGCGTACAAATTCAATATAATCATCTAAACTTTGGAATAAAATAGGGTTCTTTCCTTCCATAACAGGTTGATTTGTATTATAAAGTGCTAAAGATTGTCCTTTTTTTACTAACATGTCAGGGCATCCAGATTGTTGTTGTTGTTCCATGTTCTCAATATCTTTTTTCTCGTTTGTATTAGATGGATTAAAATACATAGTAGCAAACAGTCCAAGCATAAATACTATCAATAAGAAAAGTATAACGAATAGTTTTGTATTTTTCATAATTATTATAATATATATTAGGAAAAGAATGAGTTTCAATCGTTTTTTTCTATTGTTAATATATAATGGCACCAGCTAAAAATACAACATCTAAAACGAAATCCACTAAAAATACAAAGGCTACACCAGTAAAAAAAAAGGCAAATAAAACAAAAAAAGCAACCAAATCTAATAAAAAGAAAACCAAAGACGAAAGTACAATTGTTTTAATATATGCTAATTGGTGTCCACATTGTCAAACAATGAAACCAGAATGGAATGAAATGAAAAACAGGTTAGGTATGGATATTGAAACTATCGAGATAGAAGATTCTGATTTTGATAAAGACACAAAGATTAGAGATATTGAAGATAACAAATTAAAAGGAGAACATATTGAAATTATGGGATACCCAACAATGTTTAAAGTACATAACGGGCATACGGATTACTATGGTGGCAGTAGAACCGCATCTGAAATGATAAAATGGGCTAAATCTCATAATGGCGGATATGTCAAATCTAAAATAAAAAAAACGAATAGAAGTATTCGCTCCAAACGACGATAGATATTTTACATGATACCACGTAAATGATGTAAAATTGAATTTCTTATATAAAACATATTAAATTAAAAAAATCTAAAACCAATCGGTATATATTATTAGTAAACAACAATGTCATCGAAAACAGTGAAAAAGATGGGTATTCGAAAATCCTTTCGATTATTTGATTTCAATGTATATGATGAAGACAAAGGTGTATCTATAGATGACGATGATAGTGATGATTCCGGTGGTAATTATAAACCTATTAAAGACGAAAAATCATTCATCATTCAAATGTTCGGTGTAAATGAAAAGGGTGAGACCTGTTGTTTATACGTTGAAGATTATAATCCGTTCTTCTTCGTAAAGGTAGGTGATGATTGGACTGAATATGATAAACGTTGTTTTATAGATGAATTGAAGAAAAAGGTAGGAAAGATGTTTCAAGATTCTATTATATCAGCAACCTTAGTAGACCATCATAAACTATATGGATTCTCTGGTGGTGGAAAGCATAAATTTATCAAGTTGGTATTCAAGAATACTACAAGTATGAATAAAACCAAGAATTTATGGTTTGACTACGTGGTCGATAAACGAACTGGTGAAAATGTCCGTAAACGTACAAACTTAGTATTCAAGAAATTGGAGATTGAATTATATGAAAGCAACATACCACCTTTATTAAGATATTTCCATGTCAACGCAGTAAGTCCTTCCGGGTGGATATCATTTAATACATCACGAATGATAAAACCCCCTGTTTCTACTACTACGTGTAAATTTGAATATAAATGTTCTCTAAAAGATTTGACTCCTATGCCAGAGAAAGAAACACGTGTTCCATTCAAAATATGTAGTTTTGATATTGAAGCCAGTAGTAGTCACGGGGATTTTCCTATACCAGTTAAAACATATAAGCGATTTGCGACTAATTTGGTTGACGCGTTTCTACAACAATTACGGTTCTTGGATAAGAATAATAGCTTGGCGTTATTGACAAAATGTGTAATGGCTGCTTTTGGATTTGGTAAATTTGATGATGTAGATTTAGTTTATCCAAAATCAAAAGTAAACAAAGAGTTTATCCAAGAAAAGATTGATGTCCTTTCAAAAATTCCAATCGAGAAGGCAAAAGACGACCTTTCGAATGGAGAAAATTCGAAAATACTTCAAATTGATCGTTTATTTGACAAAATTAACCAAGATTACCAAGCTCAAGGTGTTGGTGGAGACAGTGATGAGACGATACAAAACGATAATGGTGAAGGTGGTTACACATATAAACATTACGAAAAAAAAGTAAAAGCAAATAAAAAATCAACAATTATCGACATACTACTTAGTGATAAATATGACCGTGAAGAAAAAATCCAATTATCAAATGAAGTAATCACGCTGATATTTCCACCACTTGAAGGTGATAAAGTAACTTTTATTGGTTCAACGTTCATGAAGTATGGTGAATCTGAACCATATATGAATCATTGTGTTGTTCTTGGTACATGTGATGAAGTAGATGGAACGGTTATTGAAACCGCAAAAACAGAAAAAGATGTATTGTTACAATGGGCTAAGTTAATTCAAGATGAAAACCCGGATATTATGATAGGCTATAACATATTTGGTTTTGATTATGAGTTCATGTTTCGTAGAGCACAAGAAAATAAATGTGAGCGAGAGTTCTTAAAACTATCGCGAAAAATCAATGAAATGTGTGCGAAGGAAGATAGAAATACCAGAGAGTTGAATATTGAAAACACCAAAATGCAAATCGCAAGTGGAGATTACGATTTGAGGTATTTCAAAATGACAGGTAGATTACAAATTGATATGTATGCTTATTTCAGACGTGATTTTAATTTGGCTTCCTATAAATTAGATGATGTTGCAGGACAGTATATCAGTGATAGTATTAAAAAAGTCGTATGTTGTAGCCATCCAGAATATGGTGATATTACAGAACTCTATAGTAAGAACTTGGCAGGACTACATAAGAACGATTTTATCCATATTGAATTCAGTGGTGTCACTACAAATTATTACAAAAACGGACAGAAGTTCAAGGTGTTAAATATTGAATTCGGACGAGAAGTTACCGAAAATGACAAAACTAATACATTTAATGTTATTATGATAGCAAATCACGAACAAGCAATTGAAGGTAACAAAACACTTAAATGGGGTACCGCTAAAGATGATGTCACTCCACAAGATATTTTCAGATTGGCAAATGGGTCATCGAGTGACAGAGCAATTGTTGCAAAATATTGTATTCAAGATTGTAACCTTGTCCATCATTTGATGAATAAAATCGACGTTATTACTGGATATACAGAGATGGCAAGTATTTGTAGCGTTCCCATTAATTTCCTGATATTCAGGGGACAAGGTATCAAATTAACCAGTTATGTTGCTAAAAAATGTCGCGAAAAGAATACACTCATGCCCGACCTGGAAAAGACATACAAAGAAGAAGGATATGAAGGTGCGATTGTTCTTCCACCCAAGTGTTCTATGTATATGGATAATCCAGTAGCATGTGTAGATTATTCTTCGTTATATCCATCTTCAATGATTAGTCAGAACTATTCTCACGATAGTAAAGTATGGACGAAGACCTATGATTTGGATGATAATTTAATACATGTTACCGGTGAACGTGATAAAGATGGCAATTTCATATATGACAATCTACCAGACTATCAATATATTGATATTGACTATGATAATTATGAATATTTAAGAAATCCAGCAAATCCTTTATCACGGAAGGTGAAAACAAAAGTCGGACGTATGACATGTAGATGGGCTCAGCTACCAGATAATCAAAAATCAATTATGCCTTCTATTCTGGAAGAGCTATTGAAAGCACGAAAAGATACGCGTAAAATGATAAAGACAGAGAAAGACCCATTCATGCAAAATATCCTTGATAAAAGACAACTTGGATATAAAGTAACAGCGAATTCATTATACGGTCAATGTGGGGCAAGGACATCTACTTTTTATGAAAAGGATGTTGCCGCATCTACAACCGCAACTGGGCGTATGATGATTATGTATGCTCGACGAATGATTGAAGAGATATATGGAGACTTAGTATACGATACAAAATGTCATGGTCCAATGAGATGTCGTGCCGAATACATTTATGGTGATACTGATTCGGTGTTTTATACATTAAATCTGGAACACCCAGAAACCGGAGAGAAGATTCGCGGTAAAAAAGCATTAGAAGGTACGATTGAAATATCAAAAGACATAGAAGTTGTATGTAGTAATTATTTGAAAGCCCCTATGTTTTTAGAATATGAGAAAACACTTATGCCGTTCATATTGCTGTCTAAAAAGAGATATGTTGGTATTTTATACGAAGATGACCCAAATAAGGGGTACTTAAAATATATGGGACTTTCTATTAAACGTCGCGATTCATGTGATTACTTGAAAGATGTATATGGCGACATATTGAATATCCTCATGAAAGGTAATAATGTAGAAGACGCAATTAAGTATTTAGAAACGGCTTTACAAAATTTAATTGATGGTAAGGTAAGTATGGATAAGCTCATGATTACAAAAGCACTTAAGGGTTATTATAAAAATCCAAATCAAATAGGTCATAATGTTCTGGCAAATCGCATAGGACAACGTGACCCAGGAAATAAACCAAAACCAGGAGACAGAATGAAATTTGTATTTGTTGTAAATGACAAACCGAAAGCGTTAATGGGAGATAAAATAGAAACTCCAGAATATATTATAGAAAATAAATTACAGATTGATTATACTCACTATATTACAAATCAGTTAATGAAACCACTCCAGCAATTATTTGGATTGGCATTAGAACAAATATGGACTATGCAAAATAAACGTTCAGCAATCAAAACATTTAATAAAGACTTACAAAAATTAGAAGCCGAAGGACACGACTTAGAAACATTCATGAAAAAGAAAGAAAAAATGTGTAGCGCAAAGATAAAAATTCTATTATTTGATAAAGTTCTTAGCAAAATATACAATACAAAAAATAGGATTCAAACATTAGATACATTCTTTACCAGGCCTAAGTAAACTGATTCAGTTCTATAACATGTAAAAATATGACACATAATGTATAATTGTCATATTTTTTATTTAGAGGTCATCGTCGTCATCCTCATCATATTCATTCTCGTAAGTGCTTGTTACTGTGATTGGTATGTCAAAACTAAATATTGGGTTTTGGGAATTATCACTCATATTTGATTGTAATTGTGTTCGCCATGCTTGTGTTAACAAATTTGTAAGTTCAGTGGTTAATTGATTTGTAATATCATTTATGTTTGCATTTATATTTGAACTTGATATATCAATAGTATTACCAGATACATCCATTGTGTCATTACCAGATACATCCATTGTGTCATTATTATTTGTATATTCGCGTATGTCATATCTACAAACGGGGCACCTAACATTTAATCTAAACCAATTGTTTATAGCTTCTTCACGAAACGTATGCCCGCAATGACGTATTCTTGAAACACGATCATTTATAACAAATTCTTCCATAGTAATAGGACAACTATGATGATTTTGCGAGTCATTTTCAGTATAATTAAATACTTCGATCGCATTGTCTATTTCTTGTTGTGTCGGGCAAACTATAACGTCTTCATAACTACGCGCACCCGTATTTATAGGGAATGTAAAAAGATTGGAAAATAATGATTCTGGAGAAGAAAATGTCCGGGACTCAGTAGTACCCATTGTAGATACATTGGTTGACCGGGTTCTATATGGCCTTACTTGAGGTCGTGGTATGGTATTTTGAGATGAACGAATTGGTGTTGATGGTGCGTTCGGGAGGGATTGGTGTGGTAAATCATTAAATAATTGTGAACGCATTGTTCTAACGTCATTTCTATACTCATTAATTGTGGATAAATACCTGGCTATATTTTGATTATAATTATTTATAACATTGTTGTATCCAGTCATAACATCCCGTATACCATGAGTTATATCACGATATAAATATACTATATCATTCACAGAACGCTGGTTATTTTCTAAACTATTATTGGTTGTTGTATGATTTCGTGGTGTATTAGGTAAATTAAATAAATTAGTATTCATATTAATTATATTTATTATAAATGGTGTAAAGGAATGTCTATATACCTTTTATAATGGATTTAACTAAATATAAAAACAATGGAATAACTGGGATGGAAAATATGGGAAATACATGTTTTTTAAACGCATGTATGCAAATGATAAATCATACATATGAACTAAATGACTTTTTTGATTCAAATAAATATAAAGAATGTTTAAAAACGGATATTATTGAAAGTCAAGCAACATTAGCATGGGATGAATTACGTAATGTAATGTGGAGTGGTAATGGTGTAGTAACACCCAAAAAATTCATTCATATAATGCATGAACTTGCTAACAAGAAAGGTAAAGAATTATTTTCGGGATATAATCAAAATGATATGCCTGAATTTTTTATGTTTATTATCGAATGTATGCATACAAGTATTTCTCGTCAGGTAAAAATGAAAATATCAGGTAATGTCGAAAATATGACTGATAAACTTGCTGTAGAATGTTATAAATTGCTTCAACATTTATATAGTACCGAATACTCTGAAATCGTGGATTTATATTATGGAATCTATGTAAATCAAATAACCGATATTGATGGTAAAAAGTCATTAGTTTTGAAACCCGAATCTTATTTTATATTGGATTTACCTATCATGGAAGGAAATATTGTAAAGTCGTCTATATATGACTGTATGAATCTATTTATTAAACCAGATATTCTTGAAGGAGATAACGCATGGTTTAACGAAGAAACAAATACAAAGCAAGATGTTAAAAAAAATGTTGTTTTCTGGAATTTCCCCAAAATTCTGGTTATTGTTTTGAAAAGGTTTACTCCAGACGGACAACGTAAAATAAATACAAAGATAGACTTTCCAGTTGATAATCTTGACTTATCAAAATATGTTCTTGGTTATAATCCTAAGTCATATGTATATGATTTATATGGAGTATGTAATCATAATGGAGGTACAAATGGCGGACATTATACTGCGTTTGTAAAACACGCAAGTAATAAATGGATTCATTTTAATGATAATATAATAGAACAGGTTGAAGACCCTTCTAAGGTTGTTACATCAATGGCATATTGTTTATTTTATCGTAAAAAAAATAAATAAATATAGTATAAAACAAGAATGGCTACTGATTATAATCCAGATAATACAGAAACTGATTATATTGATGATAATGCGGCTGAATCACAGTATAAGGAAGACACCAAAACCCATTTAAGAGATGTAACTAAAGGAATCGAAACTGACAAATCCGATGAAGATACGGATACTACAGAAGAGACTAATAGAACTACCACTAAAAAAACTGAGGAGACTACCACTAAAAAACCCGAGGAGGCTACTACTAAAAAAACTGAGGAGGCTACCGCCGAAACAAGTGAATTAAAAAATATAACAAGCCAGTATCTTAATTCATCAAATATGTTTGTATTAATATGGTTTTTAGCTATTTACATTGTAGTATATTATGTTTTAGGAACGTTTTTTAATAAAGGAAAAACTCCTGATGAATTTCAAACTAATTTAGGTAGAACATTGGATTTCATTTTCTTTGTAAGCTTATTTATTTTTATTCTTTCATACTACACATCTAAATCCCAACAACAAATTACAGAGGACATGATTGTTCTGTATGATAATGTATTATTGTTTTTAGAAAATTCGAATAATCTCATTGCTCTTCCATTATTTATTATTTCTCTTTACATTGTTGTTTATCTATTTAGACTTCCAATGTCATCTTCTACAAAACCCTTCTTTATATCATTAATTGAAGGTACTGCATGGATTAGTTTATTATTAAATGCGATTGTGGTGTTTATGCAAAAGACATTTGATATTAATATTCTTGATTATTTAAGAACATCTCAACCAGAAGAGGAAGAAGAAACAGTTAAATTACCAAAATGTCAAAATGAAGTGTTTAATGTTTCTAACAATAAATATTCTTACGAAGACGCACAAGCAGTATGTAGTTCATTTGGCGCTAAATTAGCTACTTACGACCAGATTGAAGCAGCATACAATAAAGGTGCCGAATGGTGTAATTATGGCTGGTCTGACGGACAAATGGCATTCTTTCCTACACAGAAAGGAACTTGGGATAAATTACAAAAATTCCCCAAAAAGAAAAACAATTGTGGTCGTCCAGGTGTAAATGGTGGTTATATTGATAATCCATATATTAAGTTTGGTGTAAATTGTTATGGTAAAAAACCTACCCCCACAGAAAATGATTTAAAAAGGTTAGAAGCACAGCAATCACAACCTATTCCTCTCACTGCTGAAGACAAAGAATTACAAGAGAAAATAGATTACTGGAAAAAAAACTCTGATAAATTACAATTAAATTCTTTTAATAATAGTAATTGGTCTCGTCATTAGGCTAATTTATTCGAGATATTATCTAAATTATAATGCTTCTATAATTTAGATATGATATACCCTAATATAATACAATATTTATACGAAATTCCAGTCAAATGGGTTATATAGAATATTTCCATACATAAATTTCTTATTTTCGTTTATTTTTCTTTGTTTTGTTATTTCCGTTATTATGTTTTACCTTACCAAATAACATATTAAATAAATTGTCATCTATTGTTTCATCTTTATTTATCATTTTTATATTTGGTAATTGAGAACATCCACCCAAAATATACTTTGAATCTACTGCTAATCCAATTGGAACTACTAATCCGTCAAATCGTGATGTTCCTATACTATTTGAACCGCCTAACATGGACCGCGCATTGTTCTCAATCTTTATTAAATTATTAATAGGATAACCACCAACGACGTTATCTCCAGTAATATCTTTTCGGAATATATAATCTTGAAAATCAGATGTATCTATAGGAAACATTATTATATATAGTATTTATATTTATAATTTTTGCATAACACGCTTAATATCTTGCGAAGTTGTGATTTCTCTATTGTCCTTCAAATATTTGATTATATATTCAACATGAGTTTTGTCTTTGATAATTTCGTTTAAACATTTTTCTACATAGGTAAATGTAAGTGGTTTATAGTCTTTCTTATCGTATATTCGTAGTTCTCCATTACTAATACCTATATTTGATGTTATGTTGTTACGTTTGATATAATCACATATGTCAGTAGTAATTGTTGATTTTAATTCTCGGATTTGTTTCGTTTTTTCGTTTATCATTTGTATTTTTTGGTCTAAAAGAACCCAGTTTTTTACATGTTCGATTAAAAGTTCTCGTTCGTTTTTATTTGGTTTGACTATCAAACTTTGATTGTTGTTAGTAATATTATCCATGTTATAATATTACTAAACTTGTGTTTTTAATTGTTTATATTTGTGTATTACTTTTTGTATATTTTAGCAGCATCTTTTAGTGCGTTCTTAAACATATAAACTGGGTTCTTTTGTTTATTCTTTCTGTATAAATCAACCACGAAAGTAGTCCATGCGGATTTACCCTTCTTTTTCATTGTTTTACGATTCTTTTTATGTGGTTTTCGTACTTTTTTTGTTGATTTTCTGGATTTGCGTCCTTTCTTACCCTTACCTCCTTGTTCTTCTTCATCGGAGTCAACTCCATCATTGTTCTCTTCAGGTTCTTCTTCAGGTTCTTCTTCAGGTTCTTCTTCAGGTTCTTCTTCAGGTTCTTCTTCAGGTTCTACTTCAGGTTCTTCTTCAGGTTCTTCTTCAGGTTCTACTTCAGGTTCTTCTTCAGGTTCTTCTTTGTTCTTAGTACAAGTGTATCCAAACATTTTGATATCACCGCCTTTTTGTGTTTTTCTTTTAGGAGTACGTTTTTTATATGAACGTTTATTTGTCTTATGTGATGCCATTATATTATAAAAGAACATATTAATCTATATAGGATACCTTATTTGAATATCTTAATAAACGAAGCAATAAAAATAAATTCGCTAAAATGATAAAAACTAAAAATATATTGTAAACCAGTATTATCCAAACGTATATATTCAATTCGTCGTATATTGTATCAAGTATCGGTTTCGCAATTTCTCTTAAATCTCGCTTTATATTCTCATCTTGGAAAAATGATATACAACTATCTCGCAAACTTTGCATTCATTACGTAATAAAAACTTCAAAGAAACAATACTAATAATTCAAACGTAAAACAAAACTAAAGGTTTAATGATTAAATAATAATAAAGAGAACAGTACATACAAACTAATATGGAACAAATCTACGATACCAATGAAAAGTTGCGTGAATTTAATTTCGATAAATTAGTACTTTCAAAACCGACTCTCATTTCTGGAGGGAATTACTTTATTCGGTTTAAAAAGGACAATATCCCCCTGTATATTCAACCCCCCACATGTAATACACGTAATGGATTTGTAAAGAATGGTAGAAAATATTACACTGATATGCTTTTTACGAATGAAGATGAATATATTATTCAATGGTTTGAGAAGTTAGAAGAGTATTGTATTCAATATATTTACGACCATCGCGATACTTGGTTTGATGGTAATATGGAAAAGGCAGATATTGAAAATTATTTTACATCACCATTAAAAGTGTATAAATCAGGTAAATTCTATTTGATACGAACAAATATACCTACCGCACTCGATAAACCTTCTATTAAAATATATGATGAAGATGAGAATCAAGTTGATTTCAAGACAATTACCGAAAATACCAAATTGATGAATATTGTCGAAATTCAAGGTATCAAGTGTTCGGCAAGAAGTTTTCAGATAGAACTCGAAATGAAACAATCATTAACACTAAGACCTGAAGAATTCAAATTATTTGACAAATGCGTTATACAGCCAAAAACGCAAATATCTTCTATCAAACCAATTGATACAGTCAATAATTTGGATACTACCGAAAATGTTACGATTTCCACTGATGATACCATCACTAACGAGATTGTATCTGACTTGATAAATGATATTTCATCTGAAATAGAACAGTCTGATATAGAACAGTCTGATATATTACCAGAATTAGATAACGATACAAATAATTTAGGGAAATCCGTCGACTTAGATAGTATTGATGTAAATACAGAATCCATTGAAACTGAGAATTCAAATCACAATAATACAGAAACAGATAATTCAATGGAAGAAGTAGTATTTAATTTAGAAGAGTTACCTACCGACGATAAACTAAATTTAAAAAAACCAAATGAAGTATATTATCAAATGTATAGAGATGCCAGACAAAAAGCAAGAGTTGCGAAAGAATTGGCACTATCTTCTTATTTAGAAGCAAAGAATATTAAAAATACATACATGTTGAATGACATAGATAGTGATACAAGTGATTTAGAGATTGATGAGGAAAGTATAAATAGTGAAGATGACTATAAATAAAAGAATATTTTAGCATATTTTACAAGATAGTGTGAATATTTTTTATCAGGCGTTTATATAAACAAAATGTTTAAGAATCTTACTAAGTTTTTTACACCCAAGATGATGTTAGTAATAATCATTTCTGTTATCGCTATCTATGGATTAATGTCTTATAATGGACAAATGAAAATGGTACGTGATATGATGGAGGACGGTACCAATGAGAAGGAAGTCGAAAATAAAGAGGAACCCACAACTACTCATGAACCTAAACCTTCTTCCGCAAAGACTGAAGCCGGATATGCTCTTCAACCTGTAGCTAATCCTACTGATTTATTACCTGCTGATAAGAACAGTGAGTGGAATAATTTAAACCCTAATAATGTTGATACTGAAGGTGTAAAAATGCCTGATCTTCTTGAAGCTGGTTACCACGTTGGTCTTGATACTGTCGGTCAATCTATGAGAAATGCTAATCTTCAACTTCGTTCTGATCCAGTTATCGCCAAGGCTGATATCGGTCCATGGAACCAAAGCACAATTGAAGGTGATTCAACACGTCAAGCTTTAGAGATTGGTGCTTAAGTATATTATTGATATTATATGACATTATTGTTATATAATATATTTCAATGGAATTGTATTTTTATCACAATTATGTATAATGAGAAGTGAAGACGTTTTAGGATATTTTTTAATAGGATTCATATTAAGCACCAGTTATTATGTATACCGTGAGAACTATGAAAGTTTCCAATTAACATGTATTGTATCAACTGTCGATGGTAACAAATATTGTGTTAGAGAAAGAGAAAATGTTGAAAAAGCAGCCGATTTACTCGCAAAAATTACGGTCAAATGTAAAGAGTTGGTTACCTATGTAGGTGATAAATACCCAGACAAAGAAAATGTGAAAAGATTACAACAAAATTTCAACCCAAAGAAGATAATGGAAACACTACCTACAAGTAGTTATACTGCGTATAGCGAGAACAAAGGTGAAAAAGTCGCATTTTGTTTAAACAAAGACAAACAAGATAACGACCATTTGATTGATGAAAGTACATTGACATTCGTAGCCATTCATGAATTATCACATGTAATGACAAAATCAATAGGACATAAAAGCGAATTTTGGAGCAATTTTAAATTTTTACTTGAATGCGCCAAAGAAGCTGGTATACATAGCCCAGTTGATTATAAAAAGGAACCACAACAATATTGTGGAATGAAAATACACGATAATCCATATTACGACGCTTAATCTTTTTCCTTTTGTTTTCTATTTATATATGCTTTCTTACGATATTCCTTTAGCTTTTCTGGGTTTTCTTCTTTCAATCTCTCTATATATAGCTTTGCGTTTTGCTTAACCTTATCTTTATTGTTTTCATAATATTTTTTATGTCTTTCATTATTTGTATATTTTGCAAGACGAGTTTTTAATGTAATGACTTGTTGACGGAGTGCGTTGATTTCATCGTTTAATTCTTGTGTTGTAGGTGTATCCATTATAATATATATTATACATCTTTTTATACTCTGTTCTATCACTAATATTTTATTGAATTATATAGTTATTTCAATAAAATTATATTATTTATGCAGCCATCTTAAGACCACCAACTAAGTTAGCACCAATACCGAAACCAGCACCACCACGGGCAGAAGAACCCATTGCTGGGATGAAGACATCAAGAATACTAAATGTAGCAGCTGCGGTTAAGGCAATAATAATAATTTCCTCAACATTAAGCTGTTTCTTTGGAATAGCAAAAGCAGCAAGTGCAACAACTAAACCTTCAATCAAGTACTTAATAGCACGTTTAACTAACTCGTTTAAATCAAACATTATGTTTATATTATACCCTAACAAAAAAATATAATAATTTAATAATAATACTTGAAATCACTTAAATAATCAACACTATATTTTGTATATTCCTAAAATGTCTGGATACGAAAAGAAAATGAATGCGGATGGTTCAGTGAACTCTAAATATGTCGATTTGTGCGATGAAGACCAGGCTATTGCCGGGCAAAAGTTCGCATGTATGTCATTCGTGTCTCCCGAAAAAATACTACAAAAACGTGAAGTATATCTATTCAATCAGTTCATCAAGAACTGGGAATTCTCTAAATCTATGGAAAGATATTTTGAATTCATCCATTTCATCTCATATAAACATAACATTAATGTGGAGACATTAATCGGTGATTTTAATGATTTTGTGAAAGAAGAATCCGATAAATTAAAGAAAAGTGGTATTGAAGATGATTACAAGAACTTCTTAGATAAACAAGAGGATAAGCTAAACGAACAATTCAATCGCGAACATGCGTTCCAAACATCAGTACGTGGTCTTAAAATACGTGGCGTATTTGGGAATCAAGATGAAGCAGAGGAAAAATGTAAAAAACTCCGTGAAAGTGACCCAAATCATGATATTTATGTTGGTCCTGTTGGTGTATGGATTCCATGGGACCCAGATGCATACAAAACCGGACGTGTAGAGCATATGGAGGATGAACTTAACGCATTACACTCAGAGAAAATGAAGAACGAAGAACTTGCTAAAAAGGAATTTGAAGAGCGTGTTCGTGAGACAAAAAAGAAGGCTATAATGGAGAATGTAGAAAAGGCTAAAGCAAGTGGTAATGTTCTTACACAATCCATCGATGAAGAAGGTAATCTAAATGGTGTTCCCGAAAACGTTGATTTTGAATCACGTGATGTAAATACAGCTGAATCTGCCAAGTTAACAGACGAACTTGATATTACAGATGACAGTAAAAAGGCAGATTAAGTTATTGACAATATTACATTGACTATTGAATAAACTATTATTGATAATTTATTCAATCGCTATATTTGATACTATGCCATCAATATCAAATTGTTGTATATAATTCAACTCATTCATATTATGACATGTATATGTAAACACGGTCTTATGTAAGTTATGTAAATAACGAATAGTTTCATGATTTAATTGGTCTACTGACATACTCACGAAATCTACTATATATGTTAGCATATTCCATTCGTGTTCTGAATAATTACTGTTTGTAATGTATCCTAATCTTACTTGAAGATTGCTCTTTTTAATTATATGTAACATATTCCGATTGAAACTGGCTATCAATACATTTGGTAAATAAACATCATTTGGATTTTTATGTATAAACTCTATTAACTTTTCTGCGATTTTAACTGAGCCTTTTAGGTCTAAATATACTTCAATATGAGATGTATCAATTATTCTACAAAAAGTATTCAATGATATTATACCTATTTCTTCTACTTCTGTTAAAGTCATATTTATTATTTCTTTATCATGAATTATATTATCGTGGAATATTACGATATCATCGTTTTTACATAATTGTATATCCAGTTCGATCATATCAAAACCTTCTTCTATAGCACCTATAAACGCATCTATTGAATTGTCTTTATATTTGGCTGAATATCCACGATGAGCGATTTTCAACATTATAAGGTTATATATTATATTGAAAAGATATAAATATTTTGTTGTCTATTACATAGATAACATGAAAACATTTACCTATATAGCACATAAATTGTTTATATGTGATGTAAAATACGAACACGATATTAATACCGATACGTATCAAACAATTGGTACTCATTTGGATGATTCGATTCGTCGCATTTCATATATGGAACATATTTTTGATAATCAAATGGATTTACATATTAATTTTATGAAATGTGTATTTGTATTATCAAATGAACCAAAATTCAAAGGACTCAATAAAAACTTGTGTGATACCTTTTTAGTTTCATCGGAAAATCAAACTTTATTTTTAGATTTTTTTAGTAAGATTCAAAAGATATATTGGGCTTTTGCTAATTTTGCGAAACGGATTAAACAACGATATTCGAAAAATAAGGTAGACCATGATTTATTCTTGGCACCCATCTCAATAACCCAACGAAATGTAATACAGTTATATGAAAATAATTGTATGTATATATTTACATTACAAGACCTTTCACATATTATAATCGCAGCAATTTGTAACTCACCCATGTTTCATTCAGAACCACTCAGTCCAAAGAATCCATATAGTGGTGTTGTATTTTCAAAGAGTAACTTGTATAATATTTATTTTTATATGAAAGAACGATTCTCAGTTGTTCCAGATATAATACAAAAATTATTTTTATCTGAGTTCAATATCGAGATATTTGGAGGAAATCATAAACTCATTATCAGAGATACATATATCAAACAATTTGTTGATAATGAAGATGAAGACGAGATTGTAGAGAGTATTTATGACATGATTAGTGAATTTTTTATAGAACTGGATATTGACGATGATTTTCCAAACGATATTTTAATCAATACATTTAAATCAGCTGTAACCAATTATCTTCATTATAAATACAATTTTGACCTTAGTAAACGAGTCTCAAATTATAAACTTATGTCAGAAAAAGGGAATGATATTATTCAGAAATGTCCTGGATTTGGCAGAAAAATCTTTGTATTTAAGAATAGAAAAAAATATACGTCATTTATTACTCCTAATGGTAGGACTGAACCAGTATTATATGTAAAATCTTCTACAAAATATGATATTGTAGACGACGATACGTTGGACGGTGATTCAATTAATGATATCAGTAATAATACAACTCTTGTATTTAGTGAAGAATTTTCAGTCAGATTAGACCAACTTATTCGCGAAACAGATATCCCAACAGATGACTTATATGATACTGATTATTTTGATTCAGATGATGAGATTGAAATTGACGAAAGTCTATATGACCCATAACCAATGTGTATAATATATTTACAAATTTACATAAATATATTATCTTACCATTTACTCTTTTTTACATTGATTGCAGGACCCTTATTCTTTTTGGCTTTATTTGGGTCATATGCTTCATCTTCATCATCAGACCCTAATTTCTTTGACATTTCCCAAAATTCATTTGCTCCTAATCTAAATGGAGGATGGTTTTCTGCTTTATACCAAAAAATTTGGTCGTTTAATTTATTCGATTTCGCATTATTATTGATAACCAAACATTCGTAATTTTCAGTTGTCTGATCCATTACACTACAAAAAGATTCCAGTGTAGGAAACATACTCGCATAATTTTCCCAAATTCTCTTACGATTTGTTAAATACGGTTCTCGTAAAAGAAACACATAATCAATATTTGTTCTTAAATTTGGAGGAATACCCAATGGATACTGCATTGTAATTATCAACATAATCTTCCAATGACGTCCATTCATAAATAATAATCTCATCATTTTATCACGTGTCCATGATTGATCGTATAAACAATCATCTAAAATTGTAAAACATCTCGGATCTATCTTTGATTTTTTATGCTGTTCTATTTCTTTATTTACCTGTTTTAACACTGTCTTTTGACGTCTTAAGACATTTTCAATTAAAACGGTGTTATATTCTTCATGAATGAATAACTTAGGTACATGAGCGGCATAAAAACCATTACCGGCTTCAGTTCCAGACATTACAGTACCAACTGGAATATCCTGGTGATAAAATAACAAATCTCTTACTAAAAACGATTTACCTGTATCACGTCTTCCTATCATAACAATTACTGGACCTTTATTTTCATCTGGTTTGAATGTGATTTCACGCATATTAAATTTTTTTAATTCCAAACTCATTTCCTTTACAATACTTTAATATTATATTATTCTAAAGTAATTCAAACGAGATTGTGATCGCATTTGTAATTTACAGGATGAATTGGTTTGTATTTAAGCATAAAAATGTATTAAATACTTATAGTAAAAGTTGTATATGATGGATAATAAATTTTCAATTGGTTATTATAAGAGTCACCCTATTGATATTGTTTCTTTAGAGAATAATTATATTCCTTCTACGGATGACGTACAAATTGGATATAATCCATTTTGTATTGATAAACTACAAAAATATAACCCTATTTATGATAAGTTATTTACTCTTTCTAATAAAAATTATAATATGATTCAGTTAAATCACTATAAACATTTCGTAAATCCTCATTTAGTTATTGATATGTCAGACATAGAACATGACACAGATATTTTCTTCAAATATTCTCCATTGTTAGACCCACTACGTTATATGATAGGAAAATATGAAAACGATTCAGAACTATTAAATAATTTACCTGTAGCTAATTGCGTTTCTAATGATAGTTCGCATAATGTAATTTCTAAAATTAGTTCACAACACAATTGTGCTTATATTGATACATTTTTCTATTATTTGAGTAGTATGACTCTACAAAATCATAATATAATAAACTGTTTGGATTTCTATGGTTCTTTTCTTGGAATTCAACAGAAATATAAATATGATGTGTCAGATGATATTGATTACTTAACCGAATCGCCATTCTTTAATAACAATAATAATCATCTATTTACGCTTCAAAATGTAGATATAGACCAATATCCAAATGATGATTCGCGAAAACAACGACCTAAGTTATATATCTCTAAAACAAATCATAACATTTCGGCCGTTTCTATCGCAGAGTCTTTAACTGACATTGATGATATTGATAATATTAATGATTTAACTCTTGATAATTGTATTGTATATGAGAACAAACTTAACGTAGATAATTCAAAAGTTGAGGATTCCGTCGACGACGGACAATCAAGTGATGATAATAGTTCTATCGCATATACGACTGATTCAGATGAGGATGATGAAAGTGATTGGGAAACCACTACAGATACATCTAACGATGATAGTACATGTAGTATACAAGAAGACCAATACGTATACATTAATAACTATCCCGTTCAAATGATATGCCTTGAAAAATGCGATGGTACGTTCGATGACCTATTTACGTCTGGAAGTGCGACTTTGGAAAATACATCCAGTGCTCTATTTCAAGTAGTCATGTCTCTTATTATATACCAAAAGATGTTTTCATTTACACATAATGACCTTCACACAAATAATATTATGTATATCGAAACAGATATACCGTATTTATTTTATAAATTTGAGAACATTGTATACAAGGTACCTACATATGGCAGAATATATAAAATAATTGACTTTGGAAGAAGCATATATCGTTTTAATGGTACTACCTATTGTTCGGATAGTTTCGGACCTGGTGGGGACGCGGATACACAATATAATTGTGAGCCATTTTTTAATAACAAAAAAGCCAGACTCGAACCAAACATGAGTTTTGATTTATGTCGTCTGGGATGTTCTATTTATGATTTTATCATTCCAGAACATTTGGAGTATGATGATTACGACGATTTACAAAAAACTATATATAGATGGTGTTTAGACGACAATAACAAAAATGTATTATACAAGAAAAATGGAGACGAGCGTTATCCAGATTTTAAATTATATAAAATGATAGCACGTACAGTTCATAAACACACACCTCAAGAACAACTACAATATCCGTTCTTTCATCAATTTATCATTCATGAAAAGGAAGTAGGAGAACATGTAATGGATGTAAATCGCCTACCAAAATATTTCTAATTATTTGAAAAACATAAACTTCATAGTATATGTTTTTGTGAGTATATTGTAAACCAAACATGTATTGTATCAAACAAATGTCTCCATCAGTCCGTACATTATTTGGTCCAACATTTCCAACTATAACGCATAATAATACCAATAAAAAATCGGTTAGATTTTCCAAAGACAATGATGTGTTTCTTATACCACCAAGAACACATACAATGAAACGATAATTATAGATATTTTTTTGTGAATTCTAATGGTGTCATTATCGGAATCCCCAATTCGTTTGCCTTTTTTGTTTTCGAGGATACATCATCATGACTTTTTGTAATTAGGACAAATGTGTTTTTTGTAATGGTATTCTCTAACTTTCCACCATATTTAGATAATTCAGATATTATGTTTGCGTCTCTTACCTTTGTCATTACTATGTTTTTTCCATTCAAAATATGGTCTTCTACTTGAGATTTTTTCGTTTTAATAGTTTGTTTTGATTGTTCGTTACATAACTTATATAATAAATTTGCCTCTGCCAAAAACGTCTTCATTTTCTTCATATTTTCTACTATACTTCTCGCATTTTCTTCTCCTATACCATTTACTGATAGTAACATTACTTTTAACTCTTCATTTGAGATTAATAGTGTAAATAGGTTTGGATATTTTTCAAAGATTGGTTCTAATTTACGCTTTCCTATACCGCGTCCAAGAAGATTAGATGCTGCTATTATTTCTACTAATGTAGATTCTTTCAATCTTTCTTGTATTCCATTATAGATTTTGTTTATCATTTTTGTCTGGAATCCCTCAATTCCTTCATATTCTTCTTTTTTCATATGAATTATTTTTAGGGTCGAATCATAACCCGCATTCATTAATCTTTTTACATTTCCTGTCGATAATCCTTCGACTTGAATACCTACAAAGAAACTTGTTATATTTTTCTCTTTAACTGTGGTGTCATCATCAATGTTATCTAATATTATATCTACATTTGTTTCGTTCCAATGATAAGGAACATCTGGCATTTTTGCCATTTCGGCTTCTGTAGTTACGGACTTGATATATGGAATTACATCACCACTTCGAATGAGTTGAATTACAGCACCAATACCTATCTTATTACTTTCTATGAATTTTCCATTAAATCCAGTAGCATATTCAATCTTTACGCCACCAATATTAATTGGTTCAATACGAACACGTGGTTTTAAATATCCACTCTTACTTGCATTCCATATTACATCTACCACTTTTGCTTCCGCTACTTGGTCTGATATTACCATCTTAAACGCAAATGAATGTTCGGGATTTTTTTCGGTACGAGCATATTTTTTATTATTTGATACAATGATACCATCTATTTCATATTCATAATTACTTCTCCAATCAATTAATAACTGTGATAATAATTCATTGGTTAATGTTGCCATCTGTAAATTTCGAACAGTATTAAATCCGTATTTTTCTAACAACTTCATTTGGTCGCTGGGGCACAATACTGGTTTTATTACTTCATATGCTACAAAATCCATATCATTTATTTTGTTATCGATCGTTTTACTGTTTATTATACCTGCTACCAAGTTTCTGGGATTCGCAAATCTTGATTTATATTTTTCTTCGAATTTTGTCTTTGATATTATAAATTCACCACGAATTACTATATTTTCATGCTTGGGTAAGTTTAACATAGGAAGTAAATGAGTTATATCTTGACCGATTGTTCCGTCTCCACGCGTATATAACTTTTGTGTATTGTTTTCAGTTGTATACATTCCACTAACTCCATCTAATTTACATGATAATACGTAATTTCCAGTGTATTTTTTCATCCATTTAACCAACGCATCCGTATCGGGTTTTATTTTATCCATTGAAGGCATATTATAAGGCAACGACACTTTGTTTTTGGTGATTGGGGCACCAATAGTCTGTAAAACTGGATTATTTGGGAACTTCTTCTCGAAATATTCCTTTACAATATCGAATTCATTATCAGTCATTAATGGTTTATTGTTATAATATTCATCATTTGCCTTCTGTATTATTGTAACGTACCTTTGTTCTGGTATATTCTCAAGAGCATTTATACCCTCCTTTTTAAACTTGTTTATATGTTGAATCGCACTCATTTTATAGTATGTCTACATTTTTATAAACTATAAGTAATCAATTTTACTTATAGTGTAATTAGAATCCTGGTTCACCTGTAAATACTTCAGTCGCAGAAGGCTTTAACGTTTTACTTTCGGTTAAAATATCAAAAAATTCACTCATCTTACCGTTTGTAAGAAAAAATACGACTACTGAAAGGATGCTTGAGACCAATACAAATAAGGATTCGCGAATAACAGTCTTCATTGGTTTCCATTCTTTGCTGATATATTTCATATCAATTAGTTTGGATACAAAAAAGACACCGGTTATAAATAAAGATAGTATAAAGGCTTTTTCCATTACTAATATAATTTTTTGTCATTTTTTTATTTGTAAACAGACGAATACGCCTAAATTATACTAATTCTTCGATACCATCTAAAATAATACTGTCATCGACCTTCTGAACCGAATGGGTAGAACCAAGCTCATCAAAGTCTCGTAAATCTACTTGTTCGGTTGATATTTGGATACGTTCATCATCCGATTCTTCTTCTAATTGTCTTTGAAAAGCACGTTCCGTACTGATTTCTTCTAATCTTTCGATTGATTTGGGAGCTTCTATTGTTTTTACGTTATCAGACTCATCTAATATAGCATCCATGTCGTTAAAAGATAACTTTGTTACAACGGCTTCTTCATCTACATTTTTAATTGCGGGTACAACTTCAGGTACTACTTCATCAATATCATTTATTGATTCAGATTGTGGTGTAGGGACTGTAATTTCTTCTGCTTCTTTTTCTTCTTCATTTACATCCTCTATAATTACCTCCTCTTCTTGTTCGACACTTTCATCCATATAAGCACGAATAATAGCTTCCGTTGGAATGCTTTCGCGAATTGAAATTAAAATACACTCTTGTATTATGCTTTCCAGTTCGCGATTGTTCTTTTGTAATTGTAATGGGCTTATATTCTTATCGAACAAATACACATTTGAATATACCTTTCGTGCTACATTGATATATACCTTGTGAATAAAGCTATCCAACTTAGGAATTGATATATCTATCTTCTTTTGCTTATTTCCTACTCGTATACACGTAAGAACTTTGAGTTGAATAATATGGACGCAAGTTATCAAATCTTCTAAATAATTACAACCACTACGTTCAATTATGCGTTTTCGTTCATCCTCGATTATTTCATTATTCCATTTGGGAATCCTTGATAATAGATTTTGGAATGTCATTAAATATTTGTTTGGTTCATCATTATCAATACACAATTTCCATGATTCATTAAATAATGATTTTATACCCCCTAAAATTAAAGGTGTGAAAATACTTACTAAACGACTACACCATTCATTTCTTGATTCTTGTAAGTTGGATAAAACAAAATCGTCCATCTAATTATATTGTTAACACACTTTTTAAGGTTGGGTTTAAACGTAAATACAAATAATCTAACAAATATAACAGCAATAGTTTCTCATTTCTAAATTCGGATTTTATAGTATTAAAACATATGGTTAATTCATTCTTTTTTGTATCCGATAATGTATCTGTATATTTCACCCATTCTATAAAATCAATACAAGACAAACCTTCTTGGTAAAATTTGTCAGAAAAATCCATTAACTCAACATGTTCGTTTATATCAGCGGGGTTTAAATGGGTGTCTAACCATTCGTTTGTATTAGATACATGGTTTATATGTTCTTTTATAAAATGTTGATGTAAATTTTAGATTTTACTGTCTTTTACATATTCAGGAACATATAATTCACAAAAACGAGATAATATTGGATTCAATAATTTGTGTTTGTTCTCTACAATAATGAAAAAACGGGTAGTATGACTAAACAATTCTATACATCGCCTTAGTGCGGATTGAGCGTCTATTGTTAAGAAATCGGCATTAATCAATACAATTGTTTTAAAAGACGCACCTGAATCTGACCTCATATTTGTCTTCGCAAAAAACTTCAATTCATCACGTATAAATTTTATACCTTTACCGTGAGCACAATTTACAATCATTACGTTCTGTTTTATCTTTTGTCTATCTTGGTTGTATATTTTTTGTATAAATTCATCTACTATATAACGCTTTCCAGAACCTGATTCACCATGAAATATTAAATGAGGTATTTTATTCGTTCTATAAAAATAGTCCAATTTATTGATAATATTCTTACGATTGTTCTCAATACTATTATTTATATCTGACATTGAGAACAATTGTACACATGTTTATATATCAGTTTCATTGTTATTCTTTTTTCACTATATTTAATTGTTTTGTAAACACATATCTTTCTTGATGCATTGTTCTCCTACCTAAATTACATTTTAGACATGCTATCATTAAATTTCCTTTGTTATGACCTATACTATTATCTATTCGCTCAAGCGTCCATTGCTTCGGATCGCGCACATATTCATAGAGAACATTGACTGATTCTCTACAATAATAACATATATTGCCCGATTCTTGTAATAATTCTATAATGTTCTCTATATCTGTAAAATTTTCTTCGGAATAACGGTCCTTTTGAATGTCTTGACTACGATAACTACTTAGTTTTTGTCTAAAGCTCTCGGAAATACACTTGTATTGTTTTGTGTTTTTCTCTTTTTCATCTTCTATTTGCATTATATATTGGAGTTGTTGAGAACATTGTAATTCTTCTTCTGTAAATTCCCATTTTTTATGGTTTGTTACAACACGTTTTTGTTGCTTCTTTGATTTCTTTTCTTGTTCTCTTATATGTTTTTCTTCTTCGATTTCTTCTTTTGTTTTCTTCGGAGTTAAATCTACTGATATTGACTTCATACATAAATACCACACTTTGATTAGAATAGATGAACGATGTATATGTATTATTTTTGAAGAAATTATAGATATATAGTATAAACCAATATGCAAGGTATAGCAGTATTTCAAGGTAAATTGGAAGGAGGGTATGTTACATTTTATCAAGATGATAGTCAATCCCCTGTTAAAATTAACGTACATGTCAAACATTTATCTCCAGGTAAACACGGGTTTCATATTCATGAAAAAGGGAACTTGTTAAAGAAAGATTGCTCGGAATGTAAAGGACATTGGAATCCACATAATAAAACACACGGGGGATTACATGGGGAGAATAGTCACGCTGGTGATTTAGGAAACATAGTAGCTAATGATGCTGGAGAAGTCAAAACTCATATATCTACCGACAAAATTACCCTATATGGGAAATTTTCCATTTTTGGAAGGTCTATTATCATTCATGTTGACGAAGACGACCTTGGGAAAGGCGAACATGATGATTCACTTACTACCGGACATGCTGGTAAACGGTTTGATTGTGCGGTAATAGGTCATGCTTAATATATTATCTTATATAGTCTAAAATAATATAAACACTGTAACATATAACTACATATAAGATGCCTAAGGTTGATATTGATTATTCAAATACGATATTTTACAAAATTTATTGTAAAGACGCATCTATAGATGACCTATATATAGGACATACTACCAATTTCGTTCAGAGAAAATACGCACATAAGCAAGGTTGCAAAAATAATAAATCGTCGAATTACAATTGCAAATTATACAAGACTATACGAGATAATATGGGGTGGGACAATTGGATGATGGAAATAATTGCGTTTCATAATTGTGATGATTTATATGCAGCTAAAAAACTGGAGCAATCCTATTTTGAAGATTATAAAGCAACTCTTAATAGTATAGAGCCTTTACCAAAACCGAAACCTAAACTGATGAAATATACACCGCCACATGAACGCCCTCATTGTAAAGTATGTGATGTTTATTTTGGTTCGAATAATCTATTGGATATACATAACACTACTAACACACATCGTACAAATGTTATCAAACATGAATGTTTAACTACGGACGAATCTAAAAATGGAGACGATTCAATACGTTCATGGAAATTTACTTGTGATAAATGTTGTTTTGAAACCCAAAACAAAAAAGATTATAATCGTCATTTACTGACACGAAAACATGTTCGGGAAATGAGTGGAACTAATATTACCCATTTGTCTTTTGTATGTGGTAATTGCAGTAAACAATTCAATTCTCGTTCCGGGTTATGGAAACATCGTAATAAATGTAAATATGTAGAACCCGTTCTAACCCAAATCCCACCCCCAGTAGATTCATCCTTAGTAATAGAGTTACTGAAACAAAACCAAGAATTTAAGGAGATGATGGTAGAACAACATAAGAGAATGACAGAACAGCAACAGAGAATGACCGAACAACAAGATAAAATTATAGAGTTATCAAAGATTATTAGTTCACATACTACTACTATTAATACTAATTCTTAAATTAAATAGGTTTACGCTGAAAAGACAAAAAGGTCAAAAAAAGTCAAAAAAGAAATGGCTACGATTTGAAAAAATGGACATTTATAAAATGTCCATTTTTGATTTGTGCA